GCTACCACTGACAGCACAAGAGGAACAGCTTTGCCAGCTATTCGTAAACGGCGGGGTGAAGTTTGCCGGGAAACATACAGCTTGCTATCGGGAAGTCCTGAAAGACGAATCGGGGAAAGCGTATGTCGCAGCACGAAAGGTGTTTGCCCGTCCGCAAGTAATGGCACGTATCAAAGAACTGGTGCAGGAAATAGATAATGAAACAGAAACGTTAGCTGTAAAACTCCAAATAGCCGAGACACTAAAGGCGATTATGGAAGAAACGGCTGATTCATCCTATACAGATAAATTCGGAATCAAGCTATCACCAGCACCTTTACGCGCCGTCTCGGTTAATGCAGCGAGAACACTGATGGACATTTATCTGGTCAAACATTCAGGTGAGCCCAAAGGAAAGAATGAGGCAAACACCAGTGTAACGTTTAATGTGGTCGTTCCCGTACCTGTACAAATCACTAAAGAAGATGAGGATGAAAGTTGATTACCGGAAAATTCAATGGATAGTCTACATGATGCTACTTGTCGGACTTGTCTTTTATGGATTGAAAGACTCCCAGGCTGCCGAAGGACTTATCCGAGCGATAACAGATGCTTTTGCAATCTTATTCAATAACCCTAATCCACCTTAACCTAAATCTTACTAATGACACAGATCAGAGAATTTGTATTAAACAACTTCAAGACGTTAGCAATCGTGCTCTCATTCGTGGTAACGATGTATATGCAGCACGTAAACAACACTCAAAAGATTAATGAATTGACAGTCAAATGCTCCGCACTGGAACTCAAAATCCAAGACCAGTACGAGAAGATTGACGCCATTAAGCTCGACAAAGCAGTATTCGAAGCTACAATGACACAGTTTACATCCATGCGCTCTGACTTGAAAGAAATGCGCACAGATATTAAGGAACTTCTAAAAAGTATGAAATGAGGATATGGTTTGTAACAGCCTGGCTCTTTTTCTCCCTGCACGCTAACTCGACAGATTTATTTGAAGATGCCGTGCAACTGATTAAAAAGTATGAAGGTTGGCACCATGCACGCGATCAGCCTTATGTCGGCTACGGGCATAGACTATTGCCGACGGATACTTTTGGCTCTGATATTTCGGAAAGTTTTGCGGATTCGCTTCTACGCAGTGACCTGAAAAAGAAATGTGCTGTCTTTCGGCGGTTTGGCAGTGATTCATTACTACTCGGAGTACTTGCATTTAATGTCGGAGAGAGTCAGGTGCTTCGCAGTAAGCTGGTGAAGAAACTGCAAACGGGTGATAGGAATATCAGAGAAGAGTACTTGTCCTTCAGGATGTACAAAGGCAAGGTTGTCCGGTCGTTGGAAAGAAGGCGGGAAGAGGAATATGAATTATTAAAATCAAATGTCGAATAATATGATTGAACTTATAAAAATTATCGAAAAAGAAGACGGCAGAAGAGCTGTATCAGCAAGAGAACTGCATCTATTTTTGGAAAGCAAACAAGAGTTTAGCAACTGGTTTAAAAACCGAGTGGAGAAGTACGAGCTGATTGAAAATGTGGACTTTGTTCGCTTGATAAATTTATCAAGCGAAAATCATGGGCGTGGTGGACAGAATAAAATTGAATATGCTATCTCAATTGATGCAGCCAAAGAGCTTTCAATGGTGGAGGGCAATGAAAAAGGTAAAGAAGCCCGCAGATATTTTATCGCTTGTGAAAAGATTGCCCTTGAGAAAAAAGCATCTTATTCTCCGGCTGAGCTTTTGCTACATTCTGCCCAGATTCTCTTGGAACAGGAACGAAGAACAAGGGCTATTGAAAATAAAGTGAATCAAATAGAGGAAAGAACAATCACAGATTTGAAACATAGTACCGTAGTGGCTTATATAACACGAAATAACATAAGCATTGATTTCAAGCGGTATTCAGTTATTGGAGCAAAGGCGAGCAGACTATGTAAGAAACGTGGTCTTCAAATTTCAAAAGTGAATGATGTACGTTTTGGTACTGTAAATGTCTATCCAGATGAAATACTCGATGAAGTATTTGCTACTGAAAATAATCTACTTAAATCTAAAAAGAATGACTAAAGAAAAAAGAACTGTAGAAATCAAGCCTTCAGACGCTCTCTCGTTAATGAGACTGAACGCTCTCATAGGAAGAGAGGTAACAATCACACAAGACCTCACATCCATTGGACGAATAAACAAGGGGTACATGGTAGAACTGACCGAACCCTACCTGGATGAAGTAGATTGGTTTATTCCACAGGACTCCATTGATGATGAAGATTAGCTTCAACAAAATTCTTCTCCTGATTGCCTTGGGATTAGGGGTGGCAACTTACTCCCTGTATAACTGGGGCAGCAGGATGAAAGAAGAAAGGGACACCTACCAAAGCAATACCCAGGCATTACTTGCGGATGTGACACAGGTACGGATTGATTCGGCAATGATGACATCTACTATTCAGGTCCTCAACCTATCACTGGATGAATATGAAAAGTACCGGGTGGAAGATGCTGCGACAATCAAGAAATTGGGCGTGCGCATCAAAGATTTGGAAGCTGTCGGAAGACACGATGTAGAAGTAAATGCTCCGTTAGATGCTCCGGTGAAAGATACGGCTGTTATCAGAGATACTGTGAAAGTCATTGTAAAGACAGTGAAAATGGATACACCATACATTAAGCTGAACGGTATCATTGAAGACAATCATCTGAAAGGAAACATCCACTTACCGGTACATCTGCATCAGGTATTTTGGGTAGAATACAAACACCGCTTTCTTTGGTGGCGGTGGAAAGTAAAAGCAATACACCAGACTATTTCAAGCGACAATCCGTATGTCGAAATCAAGTATACGGAATTCATTAATCTAAAAAAGTAATCTTATGTTATTCAGAAAGTCATTCCAAACCAAAATCGACGGTGCAAACCGGGTATTCACAGCGACGGTAGAGAAGTTAAAGAACATCCAAGCTGATATTATCGTAAAAATAGATAAGAATCACGCAAAGGTTCAGAAGCTGACTAATGAAAACGTGGAACTGGAAAATATGAAGGTCAAAGCAGGACAGCAAATTGAGGAAATCAGTAAATTCATCGTGTAATGACAGAAACAGAAAGTTACGATCACCAATTGTTTAATACAATACAAGGTGGCTCAATGGTTACAGTGTTCTTCACTACAGGTAACATTATCAAAAAATCATATAGCAGTACTCTCCGAGAGCTGAGGCGAAAAATGAGAAATTATAGATAGAATGAAAAGCCTAGAAGTATTAAACTTCAAGGCTTTTCGCTTGATTTTAAGACGTATGTCTAATTAGACATTTCCTTTTGTTTTGCTATTCTGGAAGGCCTTTCCCCTGTGCCTCGATTTTCTGCATAACACGCTCTTCTAATACTTCATTTGAAATGGGGATACCTGATTGCCCTAATTCTAACAAACATTGAATTCGGGTATTCTGTATAAGCTGGGCAACCATCTCATCATTGATTTTTTTTATTATATTAAAATATTTCTCATTACTTATAACACCAATAATAGGCGCAGAATAATCTTTATTTATGATATTGTCAAGAATAAATTCTGCTTTCATACCGAAATAGTTATCCTTCCAAACTAATTCATCAGCAAAAACAAAAATTAAATATTCATTTATTATTGAATGATAAGGCTCTTTAGAAAGATTATCGAAGAAGTCATAAGTCATTTCTTTATTATCTATATTTTCAGCTTTTATAACGGCTATAGGAATAAAGTCAAATAAGTCATTACATTCATTTGTCATTTTACTCCATTCCTTTTCTGTTTGAACAGCCTGTGAATTACAAAAATGAGGCAGAAATAAATCTAAGTTAAACCGCATTCTTTCTTCTAACTCAGGCGTTAATTTAAAATGATTATAGAGTGGCTGTGTTGATATAGATGCTCTCCAAATAACAGACTGATGTAATAAATGAAAAACAATAATATCTAATTTTTTCGAGTAAAGACTATAATTCCCATTATCCCAATCTTTTTTCTCAAAATTCGGTGCAAATTTCTTTTTTTCTATTTTCTGAGTGATAGCAGAGGAATAGATTGATTCTATTCTACTAAGCCTCTTTTCACAATCAGAGCATAAAATATAATTTTCTTTTATATCTTCAGCACCTACATCCTGCCCATAGTTTTGATTAGGATCAGTGGAAATCGTAAATCCCTTCTCCTCACCTCGTTTGCCTATTTGTGATGACAAAAGAAATGCAGATGTAATATGTGAACCCAATTGATTAGCTTCTTTCTTTAAGCATAATTTACATTTAGCCATTCTTCAATTTTATATTCATTATAAGACCAGTTTCTTACTCCAAACTTATTATTTAGGCACCTATATTTCTAAAATCAGAGAACCATTCAAAATTAACCTAAGGCATTTTGTCCTTAATGCACTTTTCAAAATCGTCCTTAATATGACAACAATATTTTGGTACATTATCAAAGTTAGAGTAAGAAAGTTATTGAGTATTTATATAACAGTAGTAGAGAAATTCAAAAATATCTCCGTTATTGTTGTATATAACGGGAAAAAACACTCTACAATAAGCCCCTTGCTATTTTAAATAATGTTTAAAGAAATGCATCTTTTTTCGTCTAATATATGACACTATCCTTTGCTTTATAGGCTTTACAGTGTATGTAAGAATAGGGATTACAATACAGCTTATGAGAAATCCTATAGTTCCGATACATGTGTCATTTGGTGATTTTATCATATAAATTGCCAAGTAGATCAAACTACTAAAAAACAAACAAATGATAGAGTATAATAATATATGCATGAATTCTTTTCTTTTCCATTTTTTACGAATTTGCTCTTTTCGCTTTTGTTGTTCTTCGAATTTTATTTTCTTTAATTCAATGAGAGCAGCTTCCCCTTTCTTAGCTTTGACAAGTAATGCAGATTTTTCCCGACGTAAGTCTTCTATATTTTTCACATTGATAAAATCAATAATTTCAGTGATATTAGTGGAATTTATTTGCTCGGGTAATATTTCATGTTCTCTAATAGAATTGTACATTGAAATCTCTTCGTCCTTACTATAATTACTATTGTTTAGCTCATCATATTTATTGGAAGCAGATTTATACAAAAGAGACGTCATAATTAATTTTGTCTTCGTCACTATGTTAAATGATATAGGCCGCTTGCCTTTAATTAATCCTTTGTGTAGTTTAAACCATAATCTTGATGTAATAAAGTCAATATCAGAAGCGTAAGTAAAACTCTTCTCATCCTTAATTAATGGATGCCATGTTATAAAAGACGCAATTCCGTTGGCTGTCATTAAGATGCATCGACATCGTTCAAAACTTGTTTTATTATTACCACACCTAATATGATTAATAATAGAAAATTGCCTAAGATACTTAATAACAGTATCTTCATCAACATTAGGCCATTTTTCTGCAGCATCTCTTATTATTGTTGCCAATATAGAATCATTCTCAACATTGGTGATTCTCTCAGAAACAACATTATCTCTTTTATCACAACAAATATTATGTGTTTTTAGATGAGATAGAAACTTAGCCTTTTCAGTAAAGACATCACTTGGTTCATTACATTTACTTAAAATGACATTCATCGCAACTTCTGCTCGAGGTCGGATACGACCTTCTTTTATCATTATAGCTGCATTAAAGTAACTTTCTATTGATTTCTGAGTTTCTTCGAAATATTTCAATTCAATAAATTTTTCTTTTCTATTAGCCTCTTTCACTAATGAGAAAAAATCATCAAATACATTTTTATAAAGATCTCCATTATAACCAAAGGAACTAAACAAGTGTTCAGTATCTAAATAAATTGTAAGTTTACTATCCCAACTGCCTATAGAATTAATATCAGTTGAATCTGTTATATCCTTTACTCCTTGAACAATGATATAACCTTCCCTTATTTCATTTAGGTTTTCAAGAAATGCTTTTTTATTTTCATTGGCAAAAATAAACTGTGAGAAAAAACATTCTTCATGCTCTTTGGGACTTTTGAGTAAAAAATCAGCAAAACTATCTATTAATTCTGCTTTTTCATTCTGGGGAACCGGTTTCCCATTAATAGATTCATAAAATTCAAATAACAGATTGAAAACCTGTTGACATTTACTTATCTGTCTTTCTAGTTCTTCATTAAATTTATTAACTTCAAGACTAGCTATATTAGCAACATATCCTCCGTTATTATCTTTGGAGACCTCATTACTAAGCCTTTTTTTAAGGACTGTCCTAATTACACTTTCTGGAATTTCAATTTCAAAATCATTTTTGAGTTGTGACTTTAATTGGTTTGTGTCAAATGAATAAAGATTATTCATTTGAATAGTTGATTGGACAAATTTTGCGATGACAGAAAATATGTCGAGTTTCCCATTGTCATATAAGCTCTGAAAAAGAGCTATAGAAGCAATAATGTTGTTTTTCATATTTCTCAATTGGATTTTAGTTACAAAAATATTGATTTTTGAAATAGAATCCTATTGTAATCAATAGTTTATTGTCTAATTAATCAAAAAATGAGCTTTATAGCTTTCGATGCTTTTAAAACATTCAATATAAGTATATAGCTATTCCTCGGTGTAACCTAAAATATATCAACTATGAAACTCACACTGAAACGTAAATTTCTCGGGGACAACTATACCATCGGGGATTTATTCATTGACGGTAAGTTTTTCTGTAACACAATTGAGGATACGGTAAGAGAACTTCCAGTTACTTGCCCATATACTTCCAAAGGACAATCATGCAAATACAAATGGAAAGTCTATGCGCAGACTGCCATTCCAGCCGGAACCTATAAGGTAACTATGGAGTACAGCCCGCGATTCAAACGGAAGTTACCACTCCTGCATAATGTTCCGCACTTTATTGGAATTCTTATCCATAGTGGAAACGATGAGTCAGATTCTGCCGGCTGTTTAATCGTGGGAAACAACACTATCAAGGGCAAAGTAACAAATTCACGGGTTACATCTGATAAACTGAACGCTATCCTTTCAAAAGAAACACAGGTCACAATCGAAATCATAAATGGCAAGTAAAAAACTAATTCCACCAAAGAACCTTCACATTGACTTTAAGCCTTCACCTAAGCAATACGAACTATGGAAACTTCTCCAGCCTGAATGCCCTATCTGCGGAGGTGAAATCGAACAAAAGCTGATAGGCTACGACGCTAACCATAATCCTAAGTATAAGCCACACT